CGCCAGTTCTCCATTATAAGCTTCATGTCACTCATAATCTAATACCGATTGCGGAGTGGGTAGTAGTAGTAACCCGGGCGCATAGAGCCCTTCTCAGCGTACTGCGAGACTTCACCATACTCTGTGGAGTTTCGATCACTTGGGTGGGTGTACATATCTTCGAGTTCCTTCTCGTATTGATCAGCAATCTCCATCTGACGCTGTTCTGTTTCTAGGAACTCGGCAACCACAAATACCGTCGCTTGCAATGAATTTACCTGTTCATTTTCATAGACGACAGCTTCAAGAGAGCGAAAGATATTCCCCCCTTGAATGCTCGATCGATCAATTATGCCCTTATCGGCGAGCATCTCTAATAGTCGATTTTGATAATCATATACATCCTCGGTCGCAGACGTTTTCGGAAAAGTAATTACTTTCATTTGCTCCGGCATCACTGCAATATCAATTTTCTGATGATCCATGATAAGCAAAGAGCCGTCTAGGGCTCGGCGCGCATTGAGTTCAACAGTTGCCTGCGGTACACCAATTTTAAAGGTGATCATTGTTGGCCAACTCCTCGACTAACTGTTGAGTCTTCAAAATTTTATTAAGATCATTTTCGGTAAACTCTCTCTTCCGGAAGCCCTCCAAATACTCGAGCACATCCCCCACCTTCTCGGAGAGCATCGGTTCAAGATCGTCACTCGTGAAAGTCCCCAAGCGTTCTTTAAGCCGAGATAACTCTTCGTTCAGATAAAGTCGCAACTCAAACCCCTCGTCTGCAAAACTAGTAATATAACGGTTTAATAAATCTTTCTGCTCTTGAATTAATTTACTATATCTATCATTAAATTTCTTGATAAAGGAGCTATAAGCCAAGCGATCTAATGGTTTAAGAGAGCTGCTTTCAGTGAGAGCGCGCTGCGAGCGCATCGTGTCTATTATAGCTTGTTCAAATAAAACCTTTTTCTTCACAGGTGTCTTTGAATTAAAGATAGCCTTAACAGAGGCCAATGATTTAAAATTGGGGACGAATGTATTCCATGCATCCTGGCTTAGATTTTTATTTATTGTTGCAATCAGTTGTGATTTTGCCGCGAAGAGCTGTTTTTCATCCAGACGCGAGTGTGCGGCTTTGGTTTCTTTGAGAAGACGCTCAGCAAGATTATCCTGTAAATTGGTTGTTTCGAGTAAAACTTTATAAAGTTCGAGTTCTTCCCATAAAAGCGACCCTTTGGAAAAGTATTCTTTCATAATGGAAATAACTTTATTTTTTCGTTGATGATTTTTATCTAGGATGGCGCGCGTTAGTTCTCGTGTAAGCACCTCATAAATAAAGGCAGTATTCCTTTTTTTATTATGCTTCATTTTTCTTTGCCTCTTTGTTCTCTAATTCTTCTACTAATTTTCGAACGCGCGCCGTATTCTCCATTAGACGCACCTCGCTATTATTATAAGTAGATGTATTATTAGCTTCTTTACTTTCTTGGGTGACGAGGGCCCTTAAATCAACAGGTCGCACAGTTCCCTGTGATGCTCCGCTCACGCGACGCGATGTACTTAGCTCCACTGGTATATACTCTTTCTTTCGTCGCCGCCGGTCGGGGCCCGAAGTGCGCCTGCGGTCCTCGCGGCGGCCGGGAGCATCAAGCAATGCTGTCTCACCGGCTTCTTCCGGGGATCCTTCCTCGCCACCAAGCTCTCCGCCGAGTTCAGCGTCCGCGCCAAGCTCTTCGCCACCCAAATCTCCGAGATCTCCGAGATCGCCTCCGCCGAGATCGCCGCCGCCGAGGAGGTCTTCGGTTCCTTGGTCCACGGCCGTTTCGAGTGATTGTTGAAATTTACGATCATAAAAGGATTCGCGCTGATTACGCAAGAACTCTTCATCGGAAAGTCCAAGAATTTTATTAGCGATCCAATGTTTACTATAAGTTCCCTCGGGTACAGCATTTGCTACATCAAATTTCGTACGCATATATTCCAGCTGTTGCAACTCAGCTAAACGCGACGGGTTGTTGAGGGACAAATCAAAACTAATTAAATCTTCGCCGCGGAAACCAAGAGTATAAAGATGCACCACCGCAATCTTTTCCAGTTCTGAAATAACAGAACGTTGTAGTCGTTGTATGGTGCGAGCAAACCTAATGTCTTTCTGGGCGAGAGTCGTTTTGTCTTCATCGGCACCTTCGAGATTGGTTAAATAAGCTTGTGGAATTTTAATAGCTGAGAACAGTTTGTCTCTTAGATAATTAACATCTTCAATATCGTCCAAGGACTTGGCACCTGGGAGAGATATGATATCCGATCCCTGGCCGCCGCGCATAGGGATAAAATAGTCTTCTTCCAGAGATAGGGGGTTATACCGCAGATCAACACGACCCGTGGACGCGTCGACGATCTGATTGCGCTTCATCTCTCCTTTGACTTTTTCCATATATTGAGCGACGTCTTGGGGAGGGATGTTTCCTACATCAATTTTAAAAATGCGCCGTTCCGGGGCGCGAACAACACGATAAGCGATCATTGCATCCTCGAGCAGAACCAGTTGCCTCCAAATGCGGCGAGCTGGGTCGAGGACAGAAGTTCCATAGGGAGCATGTCGATCGTTTCCGAGAATACGGAAATGTGCAACTTGCCAATTTTCAAATGTCATACCGGCGCCATTCCACTGGTACTGAATATAATTGGGGTTAGACGAGTCTTGTCCTTCCAACACCTCCACCTCATTATTCGGAAGGCCGATAAGTGATGTTACTCCCAGCTTCTCATCGACGTCCATATAAAGAAAGAAGTCTCCATATTTACACATGGATCGTGCCCAACCAAACGCATTAAATTCCACATTCAATACATCATAAAAGAGAGAATCTAAAATAGTTTTAATCTCTAAATTCATGCATGAAATTTTTAACATCTTATCGTATTCGTTAGATGTCGTCATTTCATCTCCAAAGATATCAAGCGCGGACGCGATCTCTGGCATATATTCCATCTGTTCAAAATCGATGTATCGTTCAGCTCTGTTCTGATTACGGAACGCGGCCGACGTATACATATTGTAATTTTGTGAAAGATTATTATCAGCTCTCTTGAATTCTTGTCCACTCATTGAGCGGAAGCGATAGCGATATTTGTCTAGTTCTGCATGCTTTTCTTGTCGAGCTTGTTGGGCCTTGTAATCCACAATCGGACCAGATAAAAGCCTAGTCAGCCTTTTAAACAGCGGAGAAGCTGGATTCCTTGGATTATTGTCTTGTTTTGCCATTTTTTATCCTTTTATCAGCGCCAAATATTGTTCATTGTGATCCATTGCTTGGGTATTTCGTTGGTTCTCAGCTGTCTTTTTATGATCATTCATTCCTGAGATAGTGGTAGAGAGGGCAGTCTTTGATGTAGAGATAGCTGATATGAACTCTTTACTGTACTCAACATTTTTTTGACTTTCCACAATCACTGTGTCCCTTACCCAACATCCAATAGCAAATGACATAACTAAGTCATCATTGTAGCTTCTCATGGCCTGCGGCCTTCCGGCCTGCCAAATAAAGGTTTTCATTTCCGACAAGAGTCGAGTTGAATTAATTTTAATTAGTTTGTTTCTCATAAACTCTTCCATCTTGGCAACGATAAGAGGTCTGGTTTTAGAAGAGGTTGTAAAGCCTAGAATGGCATTTGACTGCCACTGTGCAGAGATCGGGTCCACGTATTGATGATCGCCTTTCGTTGAGTGATACAAGTTAGGATACCCTTTATCGGACAACTTTTTAAGTACAGCATAGCCTATATTATTATTTTCTATTACCAACATCGGTGCGCCGTACTCGCCGGCCACATTATATAAGATATCAGCAAAATCATCCGGCGTGGGCTTCCCGATATATTCCGCTACCACTTCCATATTACTAAGCTCAAAAATATGAAAGGCGCTATTGTCTTTGCCATCGCCGCGCGCTACATCGGCTACTATAAGATAGGGCTTTTCTGGGTCATGTCTTTTCCAGATCCAATAATTTCGATCGAAGCCGGTGCGATACTCAGGCGTTGTTGTTCTTTCTAAATACCATTGGATGTCATCCGGATGAATAACTGTTTCGCCGGACACATTAAAGTTACACTCAAGCTCTTGCGCAATCTGACGCTTAGACATATTCTTGGTTTCTTTTTCAAACCATGCTTTGTCGCGGTCCGGGTGGACGTCCCACAGCAGTGTAGTCATATGAAACGCGTTAGTGCCGGCTTCTGCCTCAACACAATTTTGATGGAACCAGTTCCCAACACCATTGGGAGTGGATAGAGCGATACAACGACCTCCTGTGGATAAGGTGGGGTAAAGCGCTGTCCACAGATCTGTGAGCTTTTCTACGTGAGCGGCCTCATCCACCACTAACAATGAGAGTGCTTCGGAGCGGCCGGCGTCACCAGAGGTTGAAGATCCTTTAATNTGCGAACCATTTTTAAGTTCAAAAGAAGTACGGTTATCTATTTCAATGTCACTAATGCGCATCCAATCCGGAAGATGTTTAATGATGGATTTTACTTTTTTTACCAAGTTGGTGGCAGTTTGAAGTTTTGTCGCGACAACAAGAATATTCTTATCCCGGTGGAAAAGCATAAGCCATGCGATGTAAGCAGCAGTAATGGTAGAAATGCCTAATTGGCGCGCTTTAAGAATTATATTAAACCGATAATCGTTAAAGTCTTTTAATAATTCTTGCTGATAGTTGTAAGCCTGAAAGGGAATAAGACCTCTCTGCGGGTGAGAAATTCTACAATAGTTTACCGTGAAGTATCCCGGATCTTTGCCGGCTTTAAGAATCTCTTTTAATACTTCTTGTTTGGTTAAGGCATTAGCCATTTTTAATCTTCACATTGGAAGGCTTTTTAGCTTTACCTTTGCCCAATGAAAGAAAATCTCTGATCGTTTTATCTAGTCGGTCTTCCGCAGACCCCTCATTAACTTCAACTGTATCAGTTAAGCCACCGATACGATAGTCACAGTGAGCCTGACAATCTGTACGATAGTTCGACATACGCTGCACTAGAATATGTGAGTCACCTTCTTTTGTCAGTGTGAGCGTGTCGCCCGTGATAGCTTTGTATTCTTTCTTCAAGAATTTTACAATTTCTTGAATCTGGCTTTCGATATCGCCTTCAAAACCTTTGTCTTGGACTTCTTTAATTCTTATCTCTGCTTGATATTTAACTCGGAGGATGGGACCATGGAACGTAACTCGGAACCCGTCCATCACACGGCGGTCATTAATATAATGACCATCCTCTCTTTTGAGACCAGCACTTCTGGCTTTCCCGTCAGCCTGCAACGATTCTTCATGGGAGCCATCCCACGCGTTTGCCGCGGCTTGATTGATTCCTTGAATAATTTCATATACTGTTGCCATTTTATTTTTCCTTCTGTGGGCGCCACCCGGTGNTCCATCTATCTTCTCTATCCTCGATATATTGAATGTAGCAAGTAAGGCAAGCACCAAACTTATTCATATACAAATCATCACGAGGATGGAAAGAATATATTTTGCACACAGGACATGTCCTATTATTGTCTCTAATAAGTAGTTTTTTGTTTATTAAAAATCCGTCTTGTTCTACTTTGTCTCGAGATTCGGCCAATTTAGCAAATTTCTTCTGCTCTTCTTGGGATTGGGAAAGATACTCTTTTTCTTTATCTTTATCCCAAAAGCGGCGAGGGTTATTAATAGTCTCCTCTCCATATTTCTGAGTTATGGCCTTTTCTAATTTGGCAATATATTCTTGTTTATCTTTGTCCATTTTATGTCGTCCACGCCCCACAGTCGCCAAACCAATATATGTTCT